ACCCGAACCTAGCGTGATCTAGGGAGAAACGAACCTAACGTCATTAGGGAACTTTAATAGCCATTTAAGGTTGATTTATGAGTAATGAGCAGATAGCGCCTGTTGTTGTAAGTGAAGACTTACCAACAAGCACAGAGGGATCGCAACCTTCAACGGACAAAGCAACAGCTAGTCCAGAAGAAAAGAAAGCTTACGCACTTGATAAGCGTTTTGGAAAGTTAACCAGTGATATTAAAAGCAGAGATGCACAGTTAGCCGAAAGAGATAAGTCTCTTGAAAGCATGACTGGTCAAATGTCAGAAATGAAGGCGAAGATTGACAGCTTAACCGCTCCTAAGCCCGCTAGTTCTGATCTTGAGTTTGATAACCCTGAAGAGTTTAAACGGCAGAATGATGCCTTTAATGCTCACGAGTTAACGCAAGTACGAAACGAAGCTATTCAGGCCGCTAAAGTTGAATTTCGACAAGATTTAAAATTAGAGCGAGAGCAAGAAGAGTTAAATAAGAAGCAGGAAGCTTTTAACCAGCAAGCAAACGATCACATTAAGAAGGGCCAAGCAATAGGGCTTACTGAGGAAGATTTGATTATAAGCGCAAGAGTATTAGCGCAGTCAGGTGTCCCGAATGAAGTTCAAAGCTTTCTTTTTAATGACCCAGAAGGTCCTCAGATTATGGATTTTCTAGCCAATAACCCGAAAGAGTTAGAAGCGATGATTGGATTGGATGCGGTTAGTCAAGCCTCTTACATTGAAAGAACTGTTCGTGTAAACGCTGTATCAACAAAACCCACGGTAACGGGTGCACCTCAACCGCTAATGAATATAAGTGGTGGTGGAATGCAAGAGCTAGACGATTTCGAAAAGCTTTGCCCCGGTGCTGAATTTAAATAATATAGGTAACTAAAATGGCTAACTCACTAGATAAAAACTTTTCCACCATCGTCTTAAAAGGATTCTTACCCGGCTTTATGTCCGATCTTGTATTGGCTAAGTCTGTGAATCGAGAATTGCTACAAGGCAAGATTAATCCAAACACAGGTTCCACAGTTCAATTTAAGCGCCCTCATCAATATACAGCCGAACGAACTTCCGGTGGTGATGTAAGCGGATCAACTAAAAACCAATTTACCTCAGCAACAGCTACAGGCGAAGTAGGCGACTACATTACTGTTCGCGTTGAGTATTCGCAGCTAGAAGAAGCTATTGAGCTTAATGAGCTAGAAGGTATTTTGCAGCCAGTTCGTGACGAAATGGTAACTTCTCTTGAAAGTGAAATTTCTGACAGAATGATCGCAGCAGCGGCTCTAGTATCAGGAACCCCCGGCACAGCAATCACTAAGTGGTCAGATGTTGCTAAAGGTGGCAGCTTACTTAAGGCGATTGGTGTTAAAGGCCAAACTTGGGCGGCTTTAGATCCTTTCAGCACTGAAAACCTAGCTGACGCACAAGGCGCATTAGCAAGCGGTAGTGATAACCTAGTTAATAAGGCTTGGGAAGATGCGCAAATCTCCGGTAATTTCGGTGGTCTTCGCGCAATGATGACCAATGGCTTAAGTAATTACACTTCAGGTACTCAGGCAGGTATTGCTGGCGTTACTGTGGAAAATACTCCTACTGTTACTTACTCAGCGCTTAAAGATTCATACGAAATCACAGTTGATTTAGAGAACTTGGGTGCGGTACTTACTCTAAAAGTTGGTGATATTGTTGAATTCGATGACACTTTCCTTTTGAATCAGCAAACTAAAAGCGTAATGGTTAGAAATGGTACTTCGGTTCCATTCACTGGTACTGTGACCGCTGACGTTACCGCTGTAGCTGGTAAGGTTACTGTTGTATTATCAGGCGCACCAATCTTTGACACTTCAAACGAGCAATACGATACTGTTAGCCGAGCTATTACAGCAGCCGATACAGTGACCGTATTAGGAACAGCGGGCGCGATAGTTCAGCCTTCAATGTTCTATACCAAAGGCGCATTTGGCCTAGGTACTGTTGAATTGCCTAAGCTTCATTCCATTGATAGTGCTGTTGTTAACCATGAAGGATTTAGCATCCGAGTTCATAAGTATGCTGATGGTGACAAGAATACTCAGATGGTTCGTTTCGATATTCTACCTAGCTTCTGTGTATTTAACCCATTCATGATGGGCAAAATGTACGGTAATCCTTAATAGCTTGATGTTCAGGGGGTTTCGGCCCCCTTTATCAATTTAATTTTTAAGGAAAGTATTGTGTCTAAAAGAATCATATCAGATGGAGTTGTACCGCTCGGCGTTGGTAGCGGAAACGAAAGAACTTTAGCAGCGTCCGATTCATTTGGAACGGCTGTAGTCACTCCCGGTTATATTAATTCAGCCGATAATTTCATTGGCTTTAAAGATGATTCGGAAGTATTGATTTCGTTTACCTCTAGCTTTCAGATTGTTCAATCGGGCGGTATCGGCATGAAATACGCTGTTAGCGTTTCCGGCTCAGATGCGGCTACCAATATTCTTATAGAAGAATTCCCACACGGACGATAAATTATGTCGAATATTGTTAAAGCGGCGGTATCTAGTGGCGGTGGCGGCGGGTCCGTAATAACTCCCGACAATGCAACGGTAATAAACAGCGAGTCTGGTTTTCCGGTTCAGGACGCTACAACAATCACCTTAGAAGCTGGCATTAATTACCTTTTAGGCGCTGATGTAACAAGCGCTAAGCGGTTTGTTTATGAGAGCGGCGCACTGTTCACGGCCAATAACCAGTTTGGTCCTACATGGACATATACCGGTTCGGGAAATATGTTTACTGGTACTAATGCTAATTTCACACTATCCAATATCACTTTAAATTGTGCTAGCGCTAATTTCATTGATCATACTGATAGCGTAGGCGGTACTGATGTAATCGTATTAGATTTGGTCAGGCTTATATCATGCCTTAAGTTCGGAACGATTAGAGACTCGCAAGCGGTAAGAATTAATACCTCGTTTTCAATCTCTGCAACTGACGGATTAACCATCACGGGCTCAACTAATAACAATCTAGTGGTTAGGCAGTTCGCTTTATTCTCATCATCTGCAAGCTTTATTGGTATTGATTTGGGCGGCGCGATAGTCAATGTCGAAGTTCAAGATTTATTATTCTCGGCTCCATCCGGTGCTTTCGGTGTTTCTGGCTTAGCTTCTAGCGGTAATATCCCCGCTGGTGCTTTGGCTATGCTTTCAGGATCTCAATTCTTTGGCGGCATGACCGGAACGGGATTGGAAAATATAACGTCTAATGATATTCGGTGGTCGTTTAGAGACAACAACACAATCTCAGATACTAACCCCGATTCATTATTATCATTGGTCGGTAATACAACCGACACGGCAATTGCGACTCAAGGCGTTGCGGTGCCAGTAACTGGTACTTTTGTTGTTGTTAGGGAGTCGCACTTCACAGGCAATACGGCGGGAAAGAGCATATACAATGGAGAGCGTAATCTAGCGGCTCCGGTAGACGTTCAAGTAACAGTTGAGCCAGCCACGGGAAATAATAAAGATATATCAGTTTACTTAGCTGTCGATGGCGTTGTGGTTGCAGCAACTAAGCGAACTACTAGAGCGGATAATAATAACCCCAAAAGCATCACTATTCCTTGGCAGATTGACTTTGTGACAAGTAAGTTTATAGAGATTTTCATTGCTAATGAGACTGATACAATTGACATTACAGTAATTGACGCAAGTTTGAGGGTTAGGTAATGAGTCAAACAATAGGGTTTATAGTCACTCGGGCATTTTCGATAGCCAAGATTAAAAAGGGCAATATCGACATTGAGACAGAGGAAATGGCAATAGGCATTGATACCTATAACGACATTATTACCCAGTTTGGTATTGACGGTATAAGTCTAGGCGCGACTATTGTTAGCTCTAAAGATGATGAGGCCGACGTACCCGACTGGGCTAACGAGATGATTAAGACTCAAATAGCCTTAAGACTTCTTGACGAATTTAATAGACCTCTAACCGTGGTATTATCCGAGCGCGCCGATAGAGCTTTACGCGCAGTGAGGAGAATGGTTAGCAGGCAAAGAGGCTCGGCATTTCCTAGCACCTTGCCAGTTGGTACAGGTAATTATTCAAGCTCTAGCTCGCGTCGATTCTTTCCTGACAGAGATTGCGGGGATGTTACAGGCGGCAATGGTGATTTCATGCTTGACGATGAAGGCCATGTAATACAAGACGATAACTGTTCAAGAAATTCAATAGGTGATTCCAATGGCTAGAGAGAGTAATTTTACAAAAGTAACCACTATCGGCGATAACGATTTAGTTCGTGTTATCAAAGATACTTCTAGTCGTAACATGACTAAAAAGAATTTCGTTACTGATATTCAGCAGTTGCTTTTAGACTTGGGGTTTTTAACCGCGTCTACTTTGCCGCCTTCAGTATCACAAACTCGATTCATTCAGACCTTTGGAGTCAACCACTCCTTAGTCTTGACTGATGACGCTTTATTGATGGACGCTACTGGTAGCACTATCACGGTTACCTTACCATTTGCCGCGACTGCTTTTGACGTTGCTACAAATAAAGGCCAAAGATTCACCATTAAGAAGATCGACACTAGCGCAGTTAATAACGTTATTATTGACCCTGCTGGCGCTGACTTAATTGATGGCAACACACTAATCACATTGAGTGGCAACTTACGACCGTCAATAGATATTGTTTCGGATGGTGCTAACTGGTTTCTTATCTAAATGACTAATATTGCGATAGATGCAGGTTTTTATCAAAGCTCAGTTCTGCCATTTTCAGCGCAGAATTGTGTAAACGTATACCCTGTAAATCCACAGAATAAAGGGGCTATAAGTGGTGGCTCTTTGTTCTCGACTCCCGGTCTTCAGCAATTGTTTGCCGTTGACGGTGTTGGTCGTGGATCTATTAAATTTTTAAGAAATGATGATATTTCAGTAAGGGCTTTAATCCCTGATATTTACATAGTCGCAGGCACTAAGTTATTTCAAATGACTAGCCTAACTGTTAACCCTGTTGATTTAGGTGTAATAGACGGCACTGACCGCGTAATCATGGCTACAAATGGCTTTGTTATCGCGATCATCGTACCGGGTGGCAAAGGCTACTTTTTTGATCCTGATACCGGCTTAACTGAAATTACAGACCCTGTATTTGCATCATTCCAAGCGCAGCCGGGCGGCGTGACAAGCGTTGTATCATTGAATGGCGTGTTTGTTTATACCACTTCGAAAGAGTTCTTTATCGGCTCACTATCCACTGATAATAAAGGTAAGGACTTTGACGGCCTAAGCTTTGCGACCGCTGAAGTTAAACCTGATGATAATGTTAGGGCTGGTGTTGTTGATAATGAATTACTAATTTTAGGCACCGGATCGGTTCAAAGATTTAGAGCAAGCGCAACAGGTTTCCTATTCGCTCCAGTATCGGGCGCTACTTTTGATCGCGGATTAATTGCCCGGCATAGTTTTATAGAGTTTGATGATTCATTCTTTTATTTAGGAAAACAAGAGAACGGCGGCGCGGCAATCCTAGAGGCTTCACGGGGCAGAATATCAACTGATGCGATTGACTCAGTAATACAGACATTCACCCAAGAGGAGCTAGAAAGCGTTTTCTCAATGACTTACGAAGAGGATGGGGCTTTATTTATAGCCTTCACCTTCCCTACCACTACTTTTGTCTATGATTCTACGGCCTCAAGGCTTCAGCAGGCTAATATCTGGCACGAAAGAAAGTCAGGCGGCGGTCAATGGCGAGTTAATGACATTATTGACGGATTTAACAGAAAGATTGTTTTAGATAATTCAGTCGGTCGTATTGGCATTATGGACCGCGATATTTTAGACGAGTACGGCGAAGATATTGAGCGAGAGTTTACCGGGGCATTTATCGCGAACGAGGGCCAAGCATTCTTTGGCGATACCTTAGAGCTTAAGACCCAAGCCGGTGTTGGCATTACTCCGACATTGCCCGCTAATTCTGATCAAGACCCAGTTGTCGAAATGCTAGTTTCTGATGATGGCGGCGAAGAGTTTGTGTCAGGTGGTACTAGAAAGCTTGGTAAGCAAGGCAATTTTAAAAAGAGACAGATTTGGGAAAGGCAAGGCCGCATTGATTATGATTATGTTTATCGGTTCAAGACTTCGAACGCGGTTAAAATAGCTTTCCTTAGAATGGATATTACTTTAACGGGTGGCGTATGAGTGATGTTAATCCGCCAAAAAGAGGCGAAAAGATAAGCGAGCAAGGTAATATTGCTAAGGATTTTTCCGAGTATATCGAAAACATTTCGGAGATTCTAAGCTTCTTTCAAGTTGGCGACGGTGACCCGATTGGCTCATTGGTGACAAAACGTAAAATGATTTTCCTAAGACAAGACGGCGGCGCAGGCACAACCCTTTATATTAATGAGATTGGTGACGGAACTTTTAACGGATGGCGCGCAATATGAGGCTAGAACCCATAAAAGATATGGAAGTAGTTAAATCTATACTTACTGATCCTGAGATGTGGGCAAGGATTCGAGAAGATGATAACGAATTAGAAGATTTTGAAGTGCCTGATAATGACGAATTATTATGGCTTGGTATTTATACAGACGATGGTTTGGCGGGATTGTTTTTTATCCATAATTTAAGCTTAACAACAATTCAATTGCACGCTCATATTTTGGAGCCGTTCAGGGCTAAATACGCTAAAGAGGCTGGCAGGTTAGTAATCGCTTACTTTGCATATGAAATGAGTGATAGAATAAACAAATTGATCGCAGAAATACCCGTTTGTTATCCTGATGTTTACCACTTCAGCCTTAAAAATGGATTAAAGGATGAGGGAATCAATAGAGCAAGCATTTTAAAAAATGGTGAGTTTATGGACCAGCACAGATTAGGAATAACAAAACAGGAGGCTACCGAATGCCTACAGCAGCAATCTTAGCAGGCGGTACAATTCTATCTAGCGCCATTGGGGCAAGAGAAACAAGAAAAGCTGGCCAAGCTCAAGCGGGCGCATCGAGAGAAGCGGCGGCAATTAGAGCGGGTGCATTCAGAGAAGCGGCCCCTATTGAAGCGGGTGGCATTCGTGAAGCTGGCGACGTTCAGCTTGGCGGGTTCAAAGGTTTCGCAGGTGCTCAGACAAGAGCGGGCGAAGTCGGCGCAGAAGCATTAAGAGATGCGGCGGGAACTTTTCAACCATTCGCGGTTGGCGGTGCTGAAGCAGCCCAACAAGAAGCGGCATTAAGCGGTGCATTAGGCCCAGAAGCACAGCAAAACGCTATAAATGCTCAAGTTGACTCACCTTTTACCAAATTTATTGAAGAGCGTGGTCGCGCTCAGATAGGGCAAAGCTTTGCAGCGGGAAACAGCTTAGGCGGCGGAGAAAGATTAAAAGCTTTAACCGAGTTCGGCCAAAGTGTCGCCACTAAAAGTCTTAGTCAGCAATTACAGAATTTAAGAAATGTCCGCCAAGGTGGTTTTAATGCGACCACTAACATTGCTGATTTAATAAGCAGAGCGGGCGGCGTTGAATCCGGCGCAATACGTGGCGCAGGTCAGGCAGAATTAAGCGGTCAACTATCCATTGCAGATGCAATTAGAGCCGCGACGAGTGCCGAGGCTACAGGGGTTAGAGGTGTTGGCAGTGCAGAAGCTACAGGCGTTTCGCAAGCTGGCACAGCAATTGCCCAAGGCAGACTTGGTGCATCACAGCAAATACAGCAAGGCGTTGGCGGATTAACCAATATTTTAGCGCTACAAAATCAAGGTCTATTTACTAGACCCCCTTCGAGGATTTAAGATGGCTAGTATATTAGACCAATTCATACAAGCTAGAGGCGGATTAATTGGCCAAAGAGGTCAGGAGATTGGCCAGCAAGGCCAGCAAGCAGAACAGGATAGATTTTTAGAAACGTCCAATCTTCGCTCTATCGGTATCGGTGCTTTAGAGGCATTGGGCCAAACTGACCCAACATCACAAGACGCTTTACTAACTCGCAGAATACAAGAGATAACGGCGCGCGGTGGCGATGCTAGAGACACTATCGAGGCTTTAAATACTCCATTCGAGCAAAGGCAAGGCATATTACAAAGCGCCGTACAGGTGGCGCAGCAAGCCGGTGCATTAAAGGGAGTGGATGGCCAAAGGTTAGCAGCTAAAGCCGCATTTAAAGGGGATTTATTATTTAGAGATGAGAATGATAATATTTTCTCACAGCAAACTTTTGT